AGATGGTTGGACTCGATACAACTATCGACTGGAAAAATACAGGTGATAACTCCTATGACGGTGAAAAGCTTATGCTCCTTGTACATGATGAGGCTGGAAAATGGGAGAGACCTGAAAACATCCTTAACAACTGGAGGGTAACAAAAACAACATTAAGATTAGGTAGTAGAATAATTGGTAAGTGTATGATGGGATCAACATCAAATGCTTTAGATAAAGGAGGAAGAAACTATAAAAAACTCTATGATAGCTCAAACGTCACAAAAAGAAACCGCAATGGACAGACTAGCTCAGGATTATATAGCTTGTTCATACCTATGGAATGGAACTACGAAGGTTACATCGATACTTATGGATACCCTGTCTTTGACACTCCGAAGTCCCCAGTTAAGGGAATCGATGAACAAGAGATTGAAATCGGTGTCATTGAGCATTGGGAGAATGAAGTAGATGGCCTTAAGGAAGACCCTGATGGACTTAATGAACTTTATCGACAATTTCCACGTACAGAAAAACACGCTTTCAGAGATGAAACAAAACAATCTTTATTTAATCTAACTAAGATTTACGAACAAATAGATTATAATGAGGATTTAAAACACTCAGCAGTAGTTACTCAAGGTAATTTTCACTGGGAAGATGGGATTAAAGATAGTAAGGTTATGTTTGTTCCTAGTAAACAAGGAAGATTCATGGTGTCTTGGGTTCCAGATGCTAACAAACAAAATAGTGTTATTATAAAAAATGGGATGAAGTTTCCAGCTAATGAGCACATGGGAGCTTTTGGTTGTGACAGTTACGATATATCAGGAACGGTGGATGGAAGAGGCTCTAAAGGATCTCTTCATGGTTTAACTAAGTTTACAATGGACAACGCTCCATCAAATTTATTTTTTTTAGAATATATATCAAGACCTCCAACTGCTGAAATTTTCTTTGAAGATGTTCTTATGGCTTGTATATTTTACGGTATGCCTATATTAGCAGAGAACAATAAACCAAGACTTTTATATTATTTTAAAAGAAGAGGTTATAGAGGGTTCTCAATGAATAGACCAGACAAGACAATGCATAAATTATCTGTAACAGAAAAAGAAATAGGTGGAATACCAAATTCAAGTGAAGATATAAAACAAGCTCATGCAGCTGCTATTGAAGCTTATATCGAAATGTTTGTAGGCTATAACAACGAGCAGTATGGGACGATGTATTTTCAAAGAACACTTGAAGACTGGGCTTCCTTTAATATAAATGATAGAACTAAGCATGATGCTTCTATTAGTTCAGGACTAGCAATCATGGCTTGCAATAAAAATAAATACAGACCCATTGCTGAAACAGTGAAAGAACCTTTGAACTTAAAATTTTCAAAATATGATAATAGAGGCGGTGAATCAAAAATAATTAATAGATGAAATTAAACACTGGTATTAATAGTGCGTTTCCAAGTCAGATGGTATCTGAGGGCGAAAAGAGAACATTAGAATATGGTTTGAAAGTTGGGCAAGCTATTGAATACGAATGGTTTAGAGGAGGAAGAGTTAATGGTAGTAGATGGAACACAGGTTATCAAAACTTTCATAATCTTAGATTATACGCTCGTGGAGAGCAGAATGTTCAAAAATATAAAGATGAATTATCTATTAATGGTGATTTGTCTTATTTAAATTTAGACTGGAAGCCAGTACCAATTATACCTAAATTTGTAGACATAGTGGTAAATGGTATAGCGGCTAAAGATTACGATATAAAAGCATATGCTCAAGATCCTTTTTCTTTACAACAAAGAACTAAGTATGCTGAGGGAATAATGAGGGACATGATGGCACAACAATATTTAGATGCTATAAAACAAGAAACAGGATTAAATTTATATAATTCTCAAAACCCTGAATCACTTCCTCAATCAAAAGAAGAATTAGAAATTCACATGCAACTAACCTACAAGCAGTCAGTAGAAATTGCAGAGGAGGAACTAGTTAATCAATTGTTGGATTTTAATAAATATGATTTAACTAAAAAAAGAATGATTGAAGATATAGTTACCATAGGTATTGGGGCTGTAAAAACATCTTTTAATAAGTCTGAAGGAGTAGTTATTGACTATGTAGATCCTGCTAATTTGGTTTATTCATACACTAATGATCCTAATTTTGAAGATGTGTATTATGTTGGAGAAATAAAGTCAATGACTCTAGCTGAAATAAAAAAAAGATTTCCAGATTTAACAGATGAGGAAATGCAAAAAATGGTTAGATACCCCGGTCGTGATGGTTATATAGCTAATCCTAATTATGATAATGACTTAGTTCAAATATTGTTTTTTGAATACAAAACTTTTATAGATCAAGTTTTTAAAATAAAAAGAACAGACAATGGTTTAGAAAAAACTTTAGAAAAACCTGATACTTTTAACCCTCCTGAAAGTGACAATTTTAATAGAGTATCAAGAAGTATAGAGGTTTTATTCAGTGGTGCTAAAGTTATGGGTGTTCCACAAATGTTAGAATGGAAATTAGCTGAAAACATGACAAGGCCTAAAAGTGATTTAACTAAAGTTAAAATGAATTACGCTATATGTGCACCTAACTTATATCAAGGTCGTATAGAATCATTAGTTAGTCGTGTCACTAGTTTTGCAGACATGATACAGTTAACATCGTTGAAATTACAGCAGGTGATACAACGTATGGTTCCGGATGGTGTATTTGTTGATGTTGACGGTTTAGCCGAGGTTGATTTAGGTAATGGTACTAATTATAATCCGCAAGAAGCATTAAACATGTATTTCCAAACTGGATCTATTGTTGGTAGATCTTTAACTCAAGATGGAGATCCTAACAGAGGTAAAGTACCGATTCAAGAATTGCAATCATCAAGTGCTAATGGTAAAATACAATCATTAATTAATACTTATCAGTATTATTTACAAATGATAAGAGATGTTACTGGTTTAAATGAGGCTAGAGATGGTAGTCAACCAGATCCGAATGCTTTAGTTGGTTTACAAAAAATGGCTGCTAATGCATCCAATATAGCTACCAAGCACATATTAGATGCTAGTTTGTATTTAACTCTTAGAGCATGCGAAAATATCTCTTTAAGAGCGGCGGATATGTTAGAGTTTGCTTTAACTGAAAACGCTTTAGCTTCTAGTCTAGGAAGATTTAATACAGCTACTTTACAAGATGTTAGTAAGCTACATCTTTATGATTTTGGTATATTTTTAGAATTAGAGCCTGATGATGAAGAAAAAGCTATGGTAGAGCAAAATATTCAGATGGCTTTGCAACAAAACCAAATATTTTTAGAAGACGCTATTGATATTAGAAATATTAAAAATCAAACTTTAGCGAATCAAGTTTTAAAGTTTAGAAGAGTAAAAAAACAACAACAAGACCAGCAGGCTCAACAAGCTCAAATACAAGCTCAAGGACAAGCTCAGCAACAAGCTAGTGAAGCTGCAGCAATGCAAGAGGTACAAAAGCAACAAGCTTTAGCTCAAACCCAAATACAAATAGAGCAAGCTAAATCACAATTTGAAATACAAAGAATGGAGCAAGAGGCTTTAATTAAAAAACAATTAATGGCTGAAGAATTTCAATTTCAATTACAACTAGCTCAAATGCAAGCCCAATCAAAAACTCAAAAAGAAGGTGAAATAGAAGATCGTAAAGATAAACGAACTCAAATGCAAGCCACTCAACAATCCCAGATGATTAGTCAAAGACAAAATGACACTTTACCAACAGATTTTGAATCACAAGGTAATGACAGTTTAGGTGGGTTTGGATTAGACCAATTTGGTCCACAATAAGAATTTTTATTAATTTATATTATATTATATTATGTCAGAAACAGTACAACAAGAAGGTACGTTTAAAATTAAACGTAAACCAAAACAATTGGTAAAGGACGATATTATTAAAGTCGATTTATCAAAAAAACAAGAAGAACCTAAAAAAGAAACAGATGCCATTCAAGTCGGAAAAACAGAGGAAGTGGTTGTGGGCAAACAAACCGGAGATAGCCCTAAAGTGGACGAACGAGTACCAGAGCCCAGCCCGGTTTCTGAAATTAAAGAAGAAGAAGTAAAACCTATTGAACAGATTGTTGAAGAAGAAATACAACAAATAGGTGAAAAGATAGAAGAAAAAGTTATTGCTCCTACGCCTCAAGAAGCTAGAGAAATAGCTAAGCTACCTGAAAACATCGAAAAAGTCGTAGACTTTATGAAAGAAACAGGTGGAACATTAGAAGATTACGTTAGATTAAACGCTGACTATTCTGATGTAGATAATGATACTCTTTTAAGAGAGTATTACAAA